GAGCTGCTCGTCCAGGTGGATCGCAAACTTGCCGTAGTCGAAAGTCGCGTCGCCAATATCGAGGAACAGATGCGCAAACAAATTTCCGCCTTGGAGGAACAGATACAGGCGTACGAATCGCGCTCTAGCCTTATCCAATATGCGCTCATCGGCATCATGGCCATTGCCGGCGTGACCGTGTTGGTGCTGTTACTGACGGGGAGGCTGTAGCATGGGCGAACTACTGATCGTCTTTATCTGGTTGGTGGTGGCTTTAATAGCTATCTATTTCGCTTTCTGGGCGCTAGAAAAGGCAACTTGGCCCGTTCCTGTCAGGACCATCGCCACTACGTTGTTGGTTGCTTTCGTGGTAATTTTGTGCCTGGCAGCCTTTATAACTGCACTGCAACGTGCAGGTCTTCTAGGAGCATTTTAGGAAATTGACCAAACTGTACATCCTGCTGTTGGTCCTGGCATTGTCGGCAGGATGTACAGCGCCGGATGGGAGTGGATTTATCCTTATGCCCGCGAGAGAACTCTACGGCATCTACCTTGCCGGCGCTCGCGACGAATGCTTCAAGCAAGGGATAGACGAAATGTTGCGGATGGACATCCCGTTTACGCAGACGATGCTTGAGATGTTGGCTATCTCCTGTGAGACCAGGGCGCGGCAATTGTTGTCCGACCGGCTGATTCCGATTCGCCCTGAGTCGATACCCAACATCTCGCCATCTAGCGGACAGGCGGGAATGTGACAAGGATAAATGGATAACGTATTCGCTAATCGCATCGTGGGCTATACGACCAAACACGCGAGCCAGTTGACCGCCAATCCCGCCAACTGGCGCAAGCATCCGCAACGCCAACGCGACGCGGTGCAGGCGTCTTTGCGGGAGCTTGGTTGGATTGCCGCGGTCGTGGAAAACGTCCGCACGGGCTATTTGGTAGACGGCCATGAGCGCGTGTGGCAATCGCTAAAAGACGATCTGGAAGTGCCCGTTCTCCAGGTGGATTTGAGCGAGGACGAGGAACGGCTCGCGCTGGCGACCTTCGACCCGATTACCTACATGGCCGAAACGGACGCCGCGGCGCTAGATGCCTTGCTAAAGGACGTGAATACCGGCGAGACGGCGCTACAGGAATTGATGGCAGACCTAGCCAAAGACGCCGGGCTGTACCAGGACAAGAGCGACGTGGACGCCGAGCCGCAGATCGACCGCGCCGAAGAATTGCGCGTCAAGTGGGATGTTCACGACGGCGACCTGTGGCAGTTGGGCGACCACCGGCTGATTTGCGGCGACTGCACCGACGCCGCGGTCGTGGCGCGCGTGATGGGGGGCGAGAAGGCGCAAATGATTTTTACTGACCCGCCCTATGGTGTGGATTATGACGGCGGGGCAAAAAAGAGAGAGCGATTATCAGGTGACGAAGTAGGGACAGATATCTACTCCAAAGCCTTGCCAATATTGGCACAAGCGGCAGATGATGCCGCTTCACTATATCTCTGGTATGCAGATGGGCATGCGGCAGCGGCAGCGGCAGCGGCAGCGGCATACCAGATTACGGCTCAAATCATTTGGGCAAAGAACCATGCTCAGTTCGTCACATCGGCGCATTACAAGGGTAAACATGAGGCGTGCTATTACGCGCACAAAAAGGGGAAGATGGCGCGATGGTATGGCCCGAATAACGAGGTGACCTTGTGGGAGTATGACCGTTCGTCCGTAAATGAGTTTCATCCGACACAAAAGCCTGTCGAGCTAGCGGTGCGGGCGACTAAGAATAGCACCACGGCGGGCGATATTGTTCTCGACGGTTTTCTCGGTTCCGGCACGACCATCATCGCCTGCGAGCAGTTGGGGCGGCGCTGTCGGGCCGTGGAGATTTCGCCGGGCTATGTCGCCGTCGCATTGCAGAGGTTTTTTGATGCCACGGGCGTCTTGCCCGTTCGCATTTGACAGTTTGACTTGCATCTATGGCAAACCCAGAAAGATTTACGGTTGAACAAATCATCCAGGCCATCGAAACCGGCCACACAGCACAAGCGGCGGGTAAGTTGCTCGGCTGCACCGGCGAGGCCATCCGCTACTATGCCAGGAAGTATGTCACCGTAGACAAGGCCCTGCGCGCCGAGCGCAAGAACCTACGCGACGCGGCGCAGAATAGCCTACTCGCTGCGGTGTATCGCGGCGAGGGATGGGCCGTGATGGGCACGTTCAAGACGATTGACGAGGACGGCGGCTATATTCCGCAGAATAAATTAGAGATTGACGTTAGGATGAAGAATGTCTCTGAATTGGCAGACGACGAACTGGAAGCCATCGTTGCAGCTAAGGGCAGCGGCTGAATTAGAACTGCGCCGCCGTCATCGCGAGCGAGAGCCGGAACGCAGCCGGTGCAGCAAAGACGCGCCCTATTTCGTCGCGACCTATTGCCGAATCTATAACGCTACTGACCGCAACTGGATTCCGTTCGACCTGTGGGCTGACCAACGCGACGTACTAGGCGTCTATACCGCGTGCCGGCAAACCATTGTACTCAAGGCGCGGCAGTTGGGGCTTACCTGGCTTACTATCTGCTACATCCTACACATGATGCTTTTTGGCGGCGCCATTACGGCGCTCATCTTCAGTCGTCGTGACGATGAGGCGGTCGAGCTATTAGCTAGGCTGAAGGGCGTTTATCTGCGTCTGCCGCGCTGGCTACAGACGGCGAGCGTAGTTTTGGACAATGAACACAACTGGCATCTATCCAATGGCAGCCGGGCCATGGCATTGCCGACCACAGGCGGGCGTTCCTATACCGCGTCGGTCGTGATGGTAGACGAGGCAGACTTTATGCCGGACCTGGACATCCTGCTAAACGCCGTCAAGCCGACTATCGACGCTGGCGGGCAACTGATCATGATCTCCACCGTGGATAAGGCGCAGCCCAATTCGCCATTCAAACGCATTTACCGCGGCGCACGCAAGGGCACAACGGAATGGCGGCATGTATTCTTGCCGTGGCACAGCCGCCCCGGACGTGACGCCGCCTGGTATGCTGCCCAGCGCGCCGATGTGCTGGCACGCACGGGTGCGCTAGACGATCTGCATCAGGAATATCCAGCCTCAGACACCGAAGCTCTTGCCCCACGCACGCTGGACAAGCGCATCCCGGCGCGCTGGATAGAAGATTGCTATGTGGAACAGGAGCCATTGTACGTAGATGGCGCGCCGGCGTTGGCAGAGTTGGAAGTGTACGCGCCGCCGCAGTTCCGCCGGCAGTACGTCATAGGCGGCGACCCGGCAGAGGGCAACCCAACCAGCGACGACAGCGCCTTGACCGTCTTGGACATCCTCACGGGTGAAGAATGTGCTGCCCTTGCCGGCAAGTTGGAGCCATCCACCTTTGCCGCCGCGCTTGACGAAATAGGCTGCTGGTACAACGACGCCGCGGTAATGGTAGAACGCAATAATCATGGACACGCCGTCCTGCAATGGCTAGAGGAACACAGTCGCTTACGCCGTCTGCATGGCCATGACGACAAACCGGGATGGTTGTCTAACAAGCTAGGCAAGACGCTCATGTACAACCAGGCGGCGGAGATGTTCCGCGACGGGACAACCGTGTTACACAGCTTCGACAGCTATTATCAATTGGCCGGCATCGAGGGCAGCACGCTTCTGGCGCCGCCTGGTGACCGGGATGACCGCGCCGATAGCTATGCGCTGGCCAATGTGGGGCGGGCGGCGGCGTTGGAGGATACCGGCAACTTGCAAGTTTTGCCCGCGCCAAATATCTACGGCAGTCGCGAACGTGCGAACACGAATACAGAGCGCGGCCACGATGGCCGCAACAGGGGGATCTATGGCGCGCGTCGCTAAAGTACGCCGGCGGCAAGCCGCCCGTATAGTACAGACTAACGGCAACGGCGCGGACCATAACGGCCTTGCGCCTATCTCCGAGCTTATCGGGCGCGGCATCGCCGGTGACAATCAAATCAACTTGATTCGCAGCCGCGCCGCGGTGACGACGGTAGATCGCACGGTTCCCGACTACGAGTTCTACGACCGTCTACGCCGTGGCAAGGCCAAGGGCTATTCGCTTGGCGGCCTATTCTGCAAGCGCATCGAACAAATATTCGCGGCGTGGGTGCTGGGTGATATGCCCGTCATCGGCTTAACCGACGCGGACGAAGAGGACGAAGCGCGTATCTACACCAACACACGCTTGGCGGCTTTTGCGCAGGACAACCATTCGCAATTTATGACCGTCATGCGCGACATGCTCGGTCTAGGCGATCAGTACATCATCGTCAATGGCGACGGCACGCTGTCCGTGCCCAGCCCTGACACGGTGACGATAAAGCGCGCCGAACGCGATTACCGCACCATCGAAGCCATTATCGTCGAAACGCGTATGGGCAAGCAGACCATCATTGACGAATATCGTGCTGACCGGCGCACGGTAATGGTCAAAGAAGGCGAACGCATTGTCGAGCTAAATACCTATCCCAACATCATTGGTCGCATTCCTATCGTGCATTTGGCCCATGGGCGCAGTGCGAACGAGACGAACGGGCATCCTATCCACGAGCCGTTATTGTCCCTGTTCGATGCATATGATGATGTAGCCTACAAACAGATTGACGGCGCCAAGTTGCTCGGTAACCCGTTCTTGTACTTCGCCGGGATGGAGGACATCAACGCCGTCGTCAACGCCAATGACCCTTCGACGGCGGAGACATATACAGCGCCGGACGGCAGTACGCAGACGCGGGCGCAGCTCAACATAGACCAAAACGCCGTCTTTGTCGTGGGTAAGGGCGGCAGCGTGGGCTTCGCCTCGCCGCAGGTGGGATTCAGCGCAGACACGGCGCAGACGCTCAAGACGCTGTTTTGGCTGCTATTGGACCACACCGGCATCCCGGAGTTTATTTGGGGCAATCAGGTATCAAGCGGGCGGTCCAGTAGCGAGACGCAGCTGGACCAGTTCGTGCGTGACATCGAATCACGGCGCGCCGAGATGGAAGAATACTTGTTGGACCTGTGCAACATTTGGGTGGCGATTATGGCTATCGTCGATTCGCAGTTGGTAGTGGACGAACTGACGGCCACCTGGCCGCCGCTGATTAATGAGGACCAGGAAGTGAGGCTCAAGTACGTCGAGTTTGCCGTCAACAATACACTGTTGACTGATAAGACGGCATTAGGTCTGCTTGACCTGGTAGACGACCCGGAAGCGGAGATCGAGGCGGCCGCGGCGCAGGCGGCGGAACGTCAGGATGCCATGTTCCCGGACGGCACAAGCGCGCAGTTTGGGGCGCGGTTGGCGGTAGACGCAAACGAGACACCGGACGAAGAACCAGAACAGGAGACTTGATCTATGCCAAGTGCATTTTCGCAGCGTGCTATCCGGCACATCCGATGCATTGATGAGATTCTTGCGGATTTGAAGGCTTTGCCGCTGAACGATGACCATAAGGTAAATCTTCTGCGTGACGAAAGCGTCAAGGCCATTGAGAAGGCCCGCGCCAAGTTTGCCGAATACGTGGAGGCGCAAGACGCATGAACACTTTTCCGGCGATTCCAAGCTACATTCACGATCCGATTGTTTTCTATGACATGTTGCGTGGACTCTGCATGATAGGTGTTTGGGGGGAAAAAGATAATGAGCATTTGTCTCCAGACTACTGGTTATTTGTGCCTATTAATGGTGCATGGGTCAGCCAGCGCCAACTGACGGAAGATGAGATACAGAATCTTGAGGCCTTGCGGGCCAAGGATATACGGGTATGAACGAAGCCCAGCATCGCGCCTTGACCGAGCGCATGGACCGCATTGCGGCGCTGTTGGAGCGTGTCGTTGAGGCGTTGGAGACGCAACCGGTTATGTTATCGTCCCGCTTGAGCGCGAGCGCATCGACCGCGCCATTAAACGACGTGACTGATGATGAACTTGCCGCGCAACAAGAAGAGCGAAACAGGTATTCAATGCGAGTCGGCATTACGGCGCCGCCAAAGCCGGCACGCAAGGCCAAGAAAAGCTAGTGGCACAGTCCTACCGCGGTCGGTTTCTCTCCATAATGAGCGCCAATGAACGCCGTATGAAGGTGCTGTTTACCGACCTGTCTACCGTCATCATTGGCGATCTGACTCGGCGTGCCGACATGGATGGCATCGTACCGCGCAGCGCATGGCCGGACGTGCAGACCATGGTGGGCGCACGCGTGACGACGTTCTTCGTGGGGCGCACTGCTGGCGGGCAGCGTGCGCCGTTTGACATCTTGCAAGACGGCACAGTCTTCCCGCTGTCTCCCTATGCGCGGGCGTTATGGCAGGCCATCAGGGACGCCGTGCGCGTACCGGTAGAACAAGAGGCGAATCTAATGCGGCGCGCCATCCCGCCCGAAGTGATGGCCGTCATGCGCGGCGCAACAGGCGATCCGTTTGCAGCGGCTAAGGCCCAAGTGCGCGAACAGGTATTCCGGCCTAATCCGTTGGCGAAGTACGACCCGCCGCATACTTGGGTGGATCCCAACGGCTACACGCTCAGTGAACGTATTTGGAACGTCACCGGCGACACGCGACGGCGACTGGACCTCTACTTAGAGCGTGCTATTGCCGAGGGCCGCGGCAGTCGCGAGATAGCTCGCCAGTTGGAGCAATTCCTAGTACCGGGCCGAGCGTTGCTGCGCACCAAAGCACCCTATGGGACTGATGCCTCTTCTGATGCCATGCGCCTAGCCAGGACGGAGATCACGCGGGCGCACGGACAGGCAGCGCAGGTTGCCGCGGCCATGAATCCATTCGTGGAACAGATGCAATGGGCGCTCAGTGGTAGCCATAGCAAGCCGGATGTGTGCGACGATAACGCTAACGGTGGCCCAAACGGTGACGGCGTATATGCGCTAGATCAAGTGCCGCCATACCCAGGTCATCCAAATTGCCTATGTAATTTGCGCCCGGTTGTCATCCCTGCCGACCGTCGCGAGAATATTTTCGACGAACTACGCGCCGATGTGCGCAGCGCCCGCGCCGAGTTGGTCGCGCTGATAGGGCCGCTGTTGGTGGAACAGTTTACAGACTTGTTATTGCGTGGCGGGTTGCAGACAACGCGCGCCACAAGGGAAGCCGCGCAAGCGACAAGGATGACAATTTGAACAATTTTGATGGATACGGATTGTGCATTGGGGCGGATACCGATCATGCCATTGCACAGCAGCGGCTTATAGACGACGTGCTGAAGCGTATGAGAGAGGGATGGATACCCCAGGGGGGCGTTGCACATGTGGTAGTCCCAACATTGCCAATGGCGACGCATGTATATACACAGGTAATAGTGAGACCGATTTTATGAACCACGCATCCGCCGCCTTCTTCCGTGCCGCCAATATCCTGACGCTCGACTACCCCTATCAGGCCGCCATCGCGTCGGCGCTGGCCATCTGTGATGAGGCGTGCATAGTAGTCGGGCAGTCGCAGGACGGCACGCGTGACGCCGTGTACGCGCTGCGCGATGAGTATGGCGCAGACCGACTTAAGGTGCGCGAAGAGAAGTTCGTCTTTGACAGCG